CCCCCTGTTACTTATTTAAGAAAGTAACCGTCTATACAGACGTCTGTTGAATTCGCGAACCCCGGCAATAAAAGTAAGCGAGATGATTTTCATCATCTCGTGTAGAAGTACTCAATGAGCGGCTTTTAAAACCAGCCCACCTTTGTTCTCTTCTATGTGCCTTGCCTCTAATGAAATAGCCTCTCGAAAAAGAGAATAGATCATTTTGGCATGTATTGACGGGAACGACTATGTCAATCTTAGATTGACGTGTGATGTAGTCAGCTGTTCTCCAATATCCCTTTTTCCAGAGGGAGTTGGAGACTTCGACGGCTTCATCGCATGGTCGCTGTGTCGCGGATATTGCGTCCTTGAGAAGGACCGGCGTGACGTCATGACCTTGATATAGATCAAGGCCACATGACTCGCGGAATGGGCTCGCAATGAATGTCTTGTTAGCGGAAGGTTTAAGACCAACAGCTTTCAAAGCACGCAAAATCGAGCCAGCAATAACATCATCACATACGATGTCATCGCCAAATACCGTAGACGGTCGCGCCTTATAGCGCTTCTCTATGTCGAACTCGATAGCTGCCGTTAGGCAAACTAAAAAGATCGACATGACCGTGAAGGTAGTTGCATTCCCCATGGTGCCAAAGCACCTAAGACTGACCGTTTTACCTGACGGCAAACGGCCTCGCTGCGATCTAGCAGCGAACAAACTCGCTCTTAAACGAGGATGGCGTCTTAGGAACTGCCAAATGACGGCTGAAGTCAAGTAGTCACTAGCATCACTTAAGTCGATCGATGATCGATTCGGTAATGACAGAGACATACGTTGATTATTCTGGTCGTCAAATGATACTCGCTTCTTGAAGAAAGACGAGGAGGCACAGCAACTTTCGAGGTAACGTCGCAGTGTCTGCTGTAATAGCATGTGCGCTGCGGGCTCCACGAATACGAGGCGAGACTTAGACCAATCCTTTGGTACGGCAACAATGCGATTCTCCGGATCTCCGGGTACGCGGCCGACAAAGAAAGGCTTAGTCAACTCACAGTCAACGATAGAATTGATTCTGTCGAGGACAGGAGTTTTGTCTCTAGTTGCTCCGGTTGATACGTGATATGTTTCTACTGCTGGATCGCCGATAGGAATATCGGGTAGTTCACGGTAGAGTATATCACCTGCTAAATCAATAAGCTGACTATCGACAGAACATTGGTCAACGGGTTTCCCCATACGATCAATAAAACTATCATAGTCAGGCTCGGGTTGATCTAACATCCGAGTCTTCCGATGGAGAGAGAAAACCTGATGTAAG